TGGAACATCGGCTCGGCCTGATTCTATCTGCAATCTACATCCTACGCCAAAGCCGCCGCACTCTGCATTTTATGCACTGCGCCATGATGGGCGCAGCCTACACCGCTGACCGTTGAAATACGGCTTACTCGCCATAATTGGAAAGATGAGTGGAAATAGGTCCGATACAGGGCACCCGGTAAAGCGGTCGCACCTGCCGGGTGCAGGAGATAGAAGAAAGAATATCTTATAGGCGTACAAGTTGAAAGAGTACAAGTATCTGTATCAAGCAATGCTTTCGGAGAAAACAATCCGCAAGGCATACAAGAACCTTCGGAAAGGCAAAACACGCCGAGCGGAGGTAAAGTATATCGATGCCCATCTGGACGATGAAGTTCAGAAGATGCACGATATGATTTTGAACACAAAACCCGATGGAATAGAAGTCCAGAACCCGAAACTCGGATTCAAACCCCACAAGCACACCCCGAAGATCATCTACGAACACGGCAAGACCCGAAAGATCTTCGAGCCGGAGATCCACGAGCAATGGCTGCACCACATCATCGTGCTGGTGTTGGAGCCGATCATCACCGGCACCGCATACAAGTACAGCTGCGGCAGCTTCCCGAAACGCGGCGCACATTACGCCAAGCGGAGGATTGAGAAGTGGCTCCGTTCGGACCCGAAAGGAACCCGGAACTTCCTGAAAGTTGACATCCGGCATTTTTACAACAACATCCGGCTGGACGTTTTGATGCGGGAGCTTGCAATCAGGATCAAGGATGAATGGTTTCTCCACGTCATCTGGCTGTGCCTCCGGGAGTTCAAAAAGGGCATCCCGCTGGGGTTCTACATTTCGCAATGGCTGGCCAACTACCTGCTGGAGCCGCTCGACAAGTTGATAACCGAGACCCTCGGCCTCGACAAGCTCGTGCGGTACATGGACGACGTGACAATTTACGCAGCGGCCAAGAAAGCCCTGCACAATGCCGATGTTCAGATCCGAAAGATGCTGGGGCAGCGGTTCCGTTTGAAGTTGAAGAAGAACAGGCAGGTCTGCAAGTTCTTCTATCAGGGCAAGTGGAAAGCAATGGGCCGACCTCTGGATTTTATGGGCTTTGTATTTTACCGGGACAAGACCATCATTCGCAAGCGGATCATGCTCAAGGCCACACAGACGGCCCGGCACCTCCACAAGGCGAAAGAGGCAGGGCGTAGCTACTGCCGCCACAACATCGCAGCCATGCTGAGCTACATGGGCTGGTTTTCCTGCACCGACACCTACGAGTGCTTCAAGCGCAGAATCAAACCGAACGTGAAGATCGGCAAGCTCAAAGAAATCATCTCAAAATTAGATCGGAGGAAAAAGAACCATGAAACCTTGGGTAACCGAAGTATGCTCCAGCCAGCCTGAAGAACTCCAGATCATCGGCCCGGAGACCTACATCCAGCGGCGCAACATCACCGCCGTGGAGCATCCCGAACAGGACGGCACTCCGGCCTACACCGACTACAAGTGCGAGAGCCGGGAGATCACGTTCTCCGAGTATCAGATGCTGGCATCGATCACCGAGATCGACACCAGCAAGGCCATTGACGACTACACCATGCAGCTGATCGAACAGGGGGTTTTGTAATTATGACTGCTACTACTTTAGTTGAGAGCCTGTCCCGCCTCTATGAACACGGTCGTCTGACCAAGGCTGGCATCGCAGCCCGCGTCAAAAAGGGCACCATCACCGAGGACGACTACAAAACCATCACTGGCGAGGATTACAAGGATGCCTAACTCCTCTGGCGGGCTGGAACTCATCGACTTTTTAGCCGATGCCGTGGCGACCCTTCTCCGCATCGCCAAGGCGCAGAACGAACAGCTTCAGCAGTTGGGTGCCGTTGCAGCCGAGGAAGAATCGCTGCACGACATCGAGTGCGCCTGTTCTGCCGTTCTGCCCAGTCCGGCCAGAGGGGAGGTGGAGGAAGATGTACATTGACCTCGACACCGTAATCAGGGCCGCATCGGTGATCTCGTCCATCGGCGTGATCATCGGTGTGATCGTGGCCGTCTACAAGGTCTTTCAGATCAACCGCAAGCAGAGCGACTTCATCAAGTCCATCGAGGACGAGCAGACACTGCTCTGCTACGGCCTGAAAGGTGCTCTGCAGGGCTTGATCGAGCAGGGCTGCAACGGCCCGTGCAAGGATGCACTCTCCAAGCTGGAGAAACATCTGAATCAGAAAGCCCACGAAACGAACGACATCTAACAGGAGGAAAGCTATGAATATCACCGAAATCGCAACCGCCATTCTTCCCAGCGTCATGGAGATCATCGGCACCATTGCAATGCTCATGGCTGCCAAGATCGGCATTCCTTGGCTCCGCGAGCAGCGCATCTTCTCGCTGGTCCGCAAGCTGGTCAAGGGCGCAGAGAAAGCCGCAGAAGCTGGCAAGATCCCCAAGACCGACAAGCACGCTCTGGTCATCAAGTTGCTCAAGATGAAGAACATCGAGGGCACGCCCTTCTTGGACGCTTTCATCGATGCCGCCATCAAGGAGATGGACGAGGTGGCCGAGAACATCGCCGACGAGATCACCAAAGACTAACACATTCAGACCTTCCCCGGTGGGTACAGAAGCCCGCCGGGGAGAAAGGAGGTCGCTCCCATGAGCAACAGTTCTCTGATCTCCTACACCAAGATCAGCCCGAACAGGACAAGCCCCCGCAAGAAGCCCATCCGCAAGATCACCATCCACCACATGGCTGGCAATCTGACCGTTGAGCAGTGCGGCGCAGTTTTCGCCCCGACCAGCCGAAAGGCAAGCTCCAACTACGGCATCGGCACCGATGGCCGCATCGGGATGTACGTCGAGGAAAAGGACCGGGCATGGACCTCCAGCAGCCCGGACAATGACAATCAGGCTGTCACCATCGAGGTGGCGAACAACACCCTCGGCCCGAACTGGACTGTGAGCGACAAGGCGATGGCCTCGCTCATCGACCTGTGCGTAGACATCTGCAAGCGCAACGGCATCCAGAGGCTCAACTTCACCGGCGACAAGACCGGGAACCTCACGATGCACTGCTACTTCAAGTCCACGCTCTGCCCCGGCCCTTACCTCAAAAGCAAGTTCCCGTACATCGCCAGCGAGGTCAACAAGCGGCTGGGTGCAGAGGCCACCCCGGAGCCGTTCATCGTTCAGATCACGGCCAGCAGCCTGAACGTCCGCAAAGGGCCGGGCACGAGCTACGCCGTCGCCAAGACTGTGCGTAAGGGGCAGGTGTTCACCATCGTGCAGCAGCAGGGCGGCTGGGGCAAGTTGAAGAGCGGAGCCGGATGGATCAGCCTGAAGTACACCGCCAGAAAGTGAGGGCACCATGCAAGCAGAAGAACTGAAGTATTTGTCCCACGAAGCGGTCATCAAAAAGGTCGCACCACTGGCCACCTTGGACAACGTCACGTCCGGCATCCCGGCAGCGATCACCCTCGCCCAGTTCATCATCGAAAGTTTCTGGGGCCGGTCTCCGCTGGCCTCGGCTTCCAACAACTGCTTCGGGATGAAGAAGAACCTCTCCGGCAACAACTGGCCCGGCTCCACATGGACCGGGAAAAGCATGACGTGGGTATCTTCAGAGGCCAGCAGCGGAGAGACCGTCCGGCAGCCCTCCGAGTTCCGGGTGTACGCCAGCGTCGAGGACTCCATCGCCGACCACAGCGCATATCTCGCTGGGGCGATGAACGGCACCGACCTGCGGTACAAGGGACTGCGCTGGCAGCTGGACTACCGCACCGCCGCCCAGATCATCAAGGACGGCGGGTACGCCACCGCCCCGGACTACGTCGAGGTTCTCTGCGCCATGATCGAGCGGTACAACCTGACCCAGTACAACGTGGCGCAGCCGCCCTTTCTGGTTCGGGTGACCGTCCCGATGGTCGCCGCCCGGAAAGGCCCCGGCAGCGAGTACCCCGCCACCGTGGTCGTCCGTGGCCCGAACATCTTCACCATCACCGAGGTGCAGGGCAGCTACGGCAGACTCAAGAGCGGAGCCGGGTGGCTCAACCTCCACTACGCAGAGTGGCTCTGCAGCGAGTAAACCAACACGCAAAACAAAGGGCAGATGCACAATAGCACCTGCCCTTTTCTGCGCCAGCACAGAAAACCCCTGCGTGGCGTTTTGTGTATTCAGAATAAAGTTACACCCCCGGAGAGTTTACACGTTTCTCCGGGGGTGTTTTTTCCGTTGGAAAAATCAAGGCTCAAGGGGCGGCTTTGAATCCCATACGAGCAAGGTACTTCTCAGCCTGCGGCAGCTGGGTGAATGTGCGGCTCCTGCGCTTCTGGCGGTCACGACCAATCACAAGCGTTTCGCCGATGCCCTGAACCACCCACGTCTCCTTCCCGTGCTTCCACGCCCGGTTAAAATAGACAGCCTCGCCCTTTGCGTTCACCATTTTCATAATTTGTACCCCCTTACAAGATTTTGAAAGTCATAGGTTCGGACAGGCACCCGGCCCGAAACGGCGATGTCACCGTCGTGCGTGTATGCCTTGCACTGGAAGAACCCCTCGGAATGGTCGTGGCTCTCAGTCACCTCGCTGCGCTTCAGGTTGACCTCGAACACCGAAACCTGAAGCACTCCCCGGATGATGAGGAACTTGCAAGCATCCAGCGGGGAGCGGCAGAGGAACACCTCCCCGAAAGGCCCGGCCTTCAGAACGCCGTCCTTTTGGATGCTTGCCGCAGCCTCCTTTGTGGTAGCGTGGTAGAATTTCACGATGCAGACCCCCTCGGCTTACTTCTTCCGTATACCGCCATCTGGATAAATTCGGCATCGGCAGCAATCGACCCGACAGACGTTTGTGTGGATTTAATTCGGAATGATCCTTGTATAAATTTTTCCAGAACGCTCACCGTGTACTTCATTATGGCGGCCCCGAAGAAATTTGTAAGGATCTCGATGACCTTATCTTCATGGCCGCCATAATCGCACTCGTAGACTTTATGTTCCGGGATGAAATACACCCAAAAGACAGCCTGAGCCATATCATGCCCCGCCTTTATGTCGAGGCAGATGGTCTCCGTTTTCAGGTAGCGAATTGCGCGATCCGTCAACTGATGCAGTTCCTTTTCCCCGATGGTGCAGCCATCCGGGAAAAGTTCTTCCATGAACTGCCGGAAACGCTGATCTCCGGCGTTACCCTCGAACACGTCATGCCAAACCGTAGCATAATCGTTCAGTTCCTCTCTTTTCCCGAAAAGAATCGTGCAAGCCATCTTTACAAAGTTCTCCGGGGATTCGACCCTGAAGTTCATATGTTCCACACTCATTCCTCCTTCACAACGACGATCGAGATACCAGCAGCCCCGCCGAGGGCCTCATACGGCTCCGGGTAAGTCAGTACCACACGGTATCCCTCCCACTTGGCATCGTTCTCCGTAGCGAACTGCACCGGCCCGAAGAACAGCCCATCCCGGTCGCACGGAACCGGGTGATCGGAGCAGATCCAGATCGGGGTGTCGTCCTCGATCACGTTCAGCAGATCCAGCAGCTTCACGGTTCAGCCCTCCTTTACCCGACCGATCTTGTCGCAGGGAACGAACTTCTCGCCGGTCCACTTTGCGAACTTCTTCTCGGTGTTATTGCCTCGGTAGTCCTTCTGGCCATAGCCGTAGACCTGACCCTCGACAGGCTCCGTGACCACAAGGTCACCGGCCTCGCCCTGATCACCGTCCCCGGTGTAGGTGCCGACCCGCTGCGAAAAGTCGTATTTCCCGGCAGGGGTCATGGTGCAGACCCAAGGGGTTCCGTACCGACGCTGGTTGAAAGAACTGTAGCTGGCGATGATAGCATTGGAAACAGTAGACATTTTGAAGTCCTCCTAAAATTTTATTCACGTTGTGCAGGTGGCTCCTGCGACCGCCCCGGCTGGCTGCCGGGTGGTTTCGACCTTTGCCGGAGGTCATCATCGGGCAGGGTTTAGATACTCTCGTGATTGGGGTCCAGCTTCGCAGCCGCCGTGTTCACAACGCCCTCGAAGTCGTCCGCATCCGCAGCGGCCCACTCTTCATCCATCCCGGTGCGCTTGCACATTTCAGCGCACATCTCCGGGTCGTAGGTCCCGGACTCCAGATAGGCGTTCAGCAGTTCCTGATCGGTCATCTCGGTGTAGGTTTTCATTTTGGTTTCCTCCTTTATTTACGAGTGAGGCGGTAGCATTCAGAAAATTCATGCCGAGCCTCCATCTCCTTATTGGTGAAGCGGGAGATCATAAACCCCGCAGCCTTTGCGTCGAACTCGTTATCGTGCCAGCCGCCAGCCACACGAGTGGTCCGAACGATGATCTCGTCCTCCTTGGTTTCCTTTAGAAATGCGTACAGGTTCTCGATGCGCTGACCTTTGTATTCCTTCATTTTGTTTACCTTCCTTTCTGTGATTATATATTACCATACGCGCGTATGGTTATCAAGATGTATACTGCACAAATAACAATGCGTATGTATGGTTATTTCGTCAAATTGACAAAGCCATACACACGCAGTATAATAGATCATGAAAAGGAGTGATCGCCGCGTGAGAAAACTGACATTGACCGAGAACATGACCCCCATCGACAAAAAGCTGATCGAAAAGGGCATGACCAGATCCGACCTGTCCAAACAGAGCGGGGTGCCGCTTCGGACCATTGAGTCATGGTGCCGCCGCCTCCGGGTGCCCCGTGACGTTTACCAGTTGCTCAAGCTGGCAAAGGTTCTCGGCTGCCAGATCGAGGACCTGATCGAGCCGGAGGCCGGAGAGAAGAAACAAGAGGAATAAGAAAACCCCCGGCGTTCTGCCGGGGGCCTTTTCGTTATTCAGATCTCAAACCCTGCGTTTTTGACGGTCTCGGCGATGGCATTATAGGTGCGCTTGCCGAGAGTGGAGTACCACCGCTCCTTGTAGGCATCCCGCCGACCGTCCGAGTAGAACCACACCCGGCAAACCCCGGCCTCCAGATTGACGAACAACTTGACCTCCAGCGTGGAGGTCTGCTCTCCGTACCAGCAGGTCTGCACCCGCTTCTCGTACTTTTTGGAGAGCAGCGTGTGTTCACAAGTGAACTCCATGGACTGTGCGGCGGTGAAGCCCTGAGCCTTCAGCATATCAACCAGAACGTTCTTCATTACGGTGCCCTCCTTAATTCCTGATGGCGGCCAGTGCCCGGTTCAGGTCGGCCATGACGGTGAATTTGTTATCGACGAAGATCTTCAACTCAGCGGACTCATCGCTCCACAGCTTCAGAGCGGTGATCAGGTAGTCGTAGGAGCTGCCATAGTAGGCGAGAGCCTCGGCCTCTTTGCGGTTCAGCGTGATCTGATATTTTGCAGAGTTTGCGAAGTATTTAGCGGTCATTTTTGATTTACCCCCGTCCTTTATTGTGTCTGTATATTACCATACATACGCATTGTTTACAAGAGCTAAAACGCACAAATAGCAATGCGCGTGTATGGTTATTTTGTCAATAAATAAGCCCCGCCTTTTGAGGGGCGGGGCGATCTTTTACAGCAGTTCTTTCTTCAGGGTGGCGACGACCTCAAGTGCCTCGCTTTGATCGGCGATGAACTTCTGAAATTCTTCGGAATTCAGCGCACCATAGGAAGTGGTCTGGATGGAGAAGTCCGGGGCTTTCTCGCCGAACACATCCTCGTTGTAGTAGATCTTCGGGAGATAGCAGCCGCTCTCATACGGCTCGGTGACGGAGATGGAGTGACGGGTGCGGCCATCGGCATAGACGGCATCATCGACGCAGACCTCGTAACGACCGACCATGTAGGTGTTGCGGGTGTAGCTGTTACCGTTGTCTTCCTTGTGCAGTTCCTCGACCTTAATCATTTTCATTTTGTTGTCCACCTTTCCTTTACTGTGGCTATATATTACCATACGCGCGTATTGCTTTCAAGGTGTACAATGCACAATTATTGACCGCACTATGTTGTTTATATTGTCAGCGGAGCAAAAAGAAAAGGCACCCGGCGATCAAGGCCGAGTGCCTATTTCTTTACCGCTCAGGGAGCGGCATGGTCAGGACGAAGAACGCACCCACGAAGTAGATCGTGGGGGGTTCGCCTGATTCACATTTGGTGGAGGCGATGGGAGTCGAACCCATGTCCGAAAAGAGTTCAGCGTAGGTGTCTCCGGGTGCAGGCGATCAACAACATTCCCTCCGCGTCACGCCGGTCGCCAGGCTAACGCATTGGTAGCTTCATGAGTTCCTGCCGGTCCGCAAAGCTTAGGTCCGTTCAGGTGCTGTGTCTAAAGGACACCCCGGCCCCACACGACACAAGAGTGGGCGGAACGCGCAGCACTCAGGCTGCGAGCAACTGATAATTATTGTTGTCAGTTAATTTTTTGGAGGAGTTTAGAGCAGGTCCCCCACTGCTACCCGCTGCCCAGGCCTCGCTCCCCCCGTCGAAACCTTTACGCCCCCATAAAACACACCTTGCGGTGTGGGTAAGCTTTGAAGTTTCCGGGCAGGAATGCTGCCTGAAATCAATAGTAAACGCCGTTGGATTTAACGGCCCGGTCGATGGAGCGCTTGGCATCGCGCTTGGCGGCATCTGCGCGCTTGTCGTAGAGTTTTTTACCCTTGCACAGGCCCAGCTCCATTTTGACGCGGCCATGCTTGAAGTAGAGCGAAAGCGGCACAAGAGTGTAGCCCTGCAGCTTGCACTGCTGGTGCAGCCGTCGGATCTCGTTCTTGTGGGCCAGCAGCCGCCGCACCCGCATGGGGTCCTGGTTGAAGATGTTGCCGTGGTCATAGGGGGTGATGTGCATTCCCTTGACCAGCAGCTCACCGTCCTCAATATCGACCCAGCTGTCTTTCAGGTTCACGCCGCCGGCACGCAGGCTCTTGACCTCGGTGCCTTTCAGCTCAACGCCGGTCTCCAGCGCTTCCAGAACGAAATACTCGTGGCGCGCTTCCCGGTTTGTGGCAATCGTCTTGGTTGCCGGACGCTCTTTGGTCGGTGCCATTCCGCGCGCCTCCTTTCTATCGCTTTGGTATCGTTACGTTAGTATATCATATTTTTGTGGATTTTCAAGGTCACTTTTTGAAGAAACTGTAAATCTTTCCCGCAAAAAAGTACCTTACAGCTTTTTATAGCCCGTCGGTTCGTCCGCTGCACACCGCCGCTCCATCAGGTAGGTGTCCAGCCAGCGGCCGTGGCAGTCCCGGGCAATGCGCTCCCGGCGGCCCACCACGCGGAAGCCGCATTTCAGGTGCAGGCCCCGGGAGGGGGCGTTGTCCTGCAACACCGTGGACTGCAGCGTCCAGTACCCGGCCTGTTCGGCCTCGCAGCAGAGCGCTGTGAGCAGGTGATAGCCCAACCCCTTGCCCCGGAATTTCTCCCCGACATAGATGCTCACCTCGGCCACGCCGCGGTAGCACCAGCGGGGGTCTACCCGATGCAGGGCTGCCCAGCCGGCCACGACCCCATCGTCCAGCACCACCAGGCGGCATTCCTGGGTATGGGATGCGTCCCAGGCGGTGTAGGGCGGGCAGTTGGTCTGGAAAGTGGCGTGCTCGGTGGCAATGCCCTCCAGATATATTTTGGACACAGCAGTCCAATCCTCCGGCATCATGGGCCGGACTGTGATCTCACTCATATTCCTATCCTGACCGGAGCCGCAATGCTCCCGGTTTCCCCTCATTGCGTGTGCAATATCTCTTTTCAGTATAGCAGAATCTGCCGCAAATCACAATGGAAACCTGTTCACCTCAGGCCGGGCAGAGTGTCTGGAATCTGAATACCCGGCCCCTCGGAAGCGTGGAGATCACAACGCATGGATTTTGCGGACAGATTTGTTTTGACAATACCGGCGGGTGTGATACAATAGAACAAAAACCAACCGGTGTCGCCTGTGCAGTCTCATATTATAGTCCTCTGTACGGGAAAATGCAATCAGGGCGGTGCCGGGGGAAAGGAACGGAACATGAAACAGGCAAA